CAACAAAGGAGGGGCAGCCATTATCGTCTGCTCTCCAGTGATCTAACTTCGGCGTCGGACCTTCTCCCGCTAGATCTGGTACAGGCCATTGGCCATGGAGTGCTGTCTTCGCATGAGATCCCCGCCTGGGCCAAGTCTTCATTTGACTTGTGCACTGGGCCACAAGATCTCACGTGGGATGGTGAAACCAAGACTACTTGTCGCGGAATCCTCATGGGTCTACCGACCACATGGGCGCTCTTGAATCTGGTGCACCTGTTTTGGATTGAAGAAGCAATCCGGGGGCAGCCGGAACACCTGAGGAACTTCCTCCGGATGTAAGCTGCGGTGTGTGGGGACGATCTTTTCGCCTGTTGGCCCTTGGATGTCATAGCCAAGTACCACAGAACGCTCGAAATGTGCAGGGCGGAGACAAGTGCTGGCAAGCACTTTGTACTGCCTTCCGCTGGGGTGTTTTGCGAGAAGTTGTTCCGCATACGAGCTTCCGATTGGAAGATCAAGGTGTCCCGGAAATCATCTGGGTATCATTAGACTGTGACCAAAACGGCGTTGTTCCACTTAAGGTGGAGCCGGTCCTTCCCTCTGAAAGGATTGGTGAGACCCTAAAATCATAGGGCACAACCAACTTGGTTCGCACTCGGTGCTACTACCCAGGCTTCGTGTGATGGTTTGGTCGGCGGATAAAGAGACGCCCGCAGGGTTGCCCTTTGCCGGGTCCTCGATGTGTTGTATCCATGCTGGGAAGCGTGGTACGGCTCGAGAGGACTTCAGGCGAGGCTCCCCCGGAACTTGGGCGGTGCCGGCCTACCATCTCGTAAGAATGCAACATTGGCTACTTTGACAAAGACATAACGCCTTGCGATTGGGTGGCTGATCAACGGACGCGGCTGCGTAGACTCATCATTAGAGTCTGTGTGGTTTACTCCGTCGGTCAACCGGTCGATAGCAGTATATGCTAAAGGTGTTACCAAGCGTTTCCAGTCTTAGGTGATCAGATGCAAAGGCAAGCGGAAACCGGACTCAACCGGTTGGAAGAAATTAGGCGAGGAGGGTAGTTGGGAGGAGCCTCTACAGAGTGCTGCCGCCCTTCGTTTCCAAGTCGCCGATCCTTCTTCCAACAAGTTGAAACCGCGTGAAGCTCATTGCCCGCATGCGTCCTCGGTCTCCCGGGAACTTAAACGTACGGTGATCAGATTGGCGTCAAAGTGGCCTTCATAGAGAGGTGTGGATCCGAAGATGAATCTGTCCGTAGCAAGCCAAATCATGGCAAAAGTCGCGGAGCGCCCTGTTTATGCGCCCCGGAACATACCCGACGGCAGTTTCTAATGGTCCACTTATCTAATCGCGCTAATGCGCAACCAGGG